TATTGTTTGTGATGACAAGCGTCTTGTTGTTACCAGCCATTCCGAAGAAGTACGGCGGCAATGAGGTCAACCCTGCTCCGATATGCGGATTATTTAACGCCGTGCAAGAATAGAGGTTGTTGTCCGATAGCGTTGTCAACGAGTCAGGCAACCACAACGATTCCATTCTGCTCATACCACGGATGGCATTATTGCCGATTTTCGTCACGCCTTCTTGGAACGTGAGCGACGTGATTGCCGTGTTGTCCTTGAACCCGTTTGCTGGTACTTCCTTTACCTCATACGAAATCCCGTTCTCATCATCGACTGAACCTGGAACCGTCACCGCACCGCTCGGTACGGTGGTGCTTGTCTGCTTGACCGATACGGTGGACGTATCCGCAAGCACGGTGTACAACAAGCCGTTCACCGTGAATGTGTCGCCCTCGGACTTGCGTGCTACCACCGTGCCGCTCACCACAGCCGTGACGTCCGTTGCACCAGTGGCCGATGCTGTGATGGTGGCCATGCCGCTGGCCGAACCGTCAAAGGTAACAATCACGTCTGCACCTGCCGCACTCTCGGCATCGGCCTTGCTCACCGCGTTGGCCGATAGCGTGAATCCCGTGCCGCTGATGGCCAGCGCAATGTCGCCTTCAAGCGCACTGCCCTTGACATTGATGGTCGCCGTTGCTGGTGTGTTCTCGACTGTGCCAATGTTCAGCGACGCAGGTGTCAAGACGATTGACGGTGCAGCGGCCACCGTGCCTTGCATGGCAATAGTGCCATAGGTCACACCGCCACAGGATACCGTCACGTTGCAGTTGTGCGTAGTGCCTGATGCCGTGCCAGCGGCAGGTCGGTAGGTAATAGTCACCAAGGTCAATGCCACCTTGCCGTCCACGGGCGAGATGCTTGCTGGCGACACTTGCCAGTTGGTGGCATCGCTCACGGCAATCTGCACAGGCGATGTCAACTTGCGCCCGCTCACATAGAACGATGCCGTGGCCGTGTTGCCAGCCTTGCAAGCCACATTGTGGTTGCTCACCTCGCCAACATTCACGCTGGGCGTGTTGCGGCTGGTGATGACCAGCGCCGTGCCGACAATACTGATGTCATATCCGGCATCCTCAAGTGCATCCACTTGCGCAGACACCATCTTTCCCATTTCCGCAGACCAAGCCTTGTTCGTACCGCCAGTGGTGGTGTCGTTTACAATGTCAGTAATGGGATTAAAGTCGCCGTCAACAAGCAAGGTATCTCCTTTGTCTCCCTTGTCGCCCTTTTGCCCGACGATCGTGCCGAGGTCAACAATGCCAGTGCTTTCGTCGGGCAGATGATTCGTGCCATTCACGCTAACCGACTTCACCTTGCCCGCATCAGCAACCTTAGTATCAACCTCGCTCTTGCTGTACACGTCGGCCGAGTTCGCCTTGGCGGCAAGCGATGTCTGAACAGCACTTATTGCATTGCTCAACGCCAACAACTGATTAGCCAAAGTCGGGTCATCGGTGTCGATGCCGTCCAAGAAAGCCTTGACCTCGTTGAACGTGTCAATCGCACCCTGCACGTTGCCGCTGCCGATGAGCGTGTTGAGGGTGTTTTGCAATGACGTGATGGCCGTCTGCAACTCGCTCTTATCAGCCGATTGCAAAGCCGTGTCAGCCTTGCCAAGCGATGTCTGTACATCACTAGCAAGGTCAGTCTTTGGTATGCCGCCGACTGGAGGCGTGTAGCCACCTTCACCGATTTCTTCCTCCATCTCGGCCAGCTTGGTGGGCAGGTCTTTGCCGTCTGATTGGAACTTGACATCAGTGGCAAGGATGTCGTAATCGACTTCGCTGCCCTGCTGATCGTAAATTTTCAGTCTCTTATCAATAGCCATTTTTCAGCCCTTTATGTTGATTTTAACATTATCATTTGTAACTTCAATCTGCGATTCGCCATATCCGGAACGCAGATTCACAGAATCTTCTCCGATGTCAGCATTGAGGCCACGGCCAGCGAAAAGCGACACTTGGCCGCCGTCAATAACGATGGCCGACGCACGGCCTTTGATGACCGGGTAGTAAGCATCGACATCGAAGTCGTCGCTTCTGTACAACTGCCCGTCCTCGGTGTTGTCCACGACCGTGAGGATGGACGGATATTTCAGCCTCATGTGCTGCCTGTCATCGTCATCATAATACACTTCGATGTCGTACTTGCCACAAGGCAGGTGGCCGGCGTCGGTGAAAAACACATAGTTGTGCGCGGCGTGTACATGGTACTGACGCACCAGCAAGCCACGCCGCAGCACGACCCACACACCATCGTCGATGGAGTTCTCGCTGCCGAGAGCTTCAAAGCTGCCGTCTCTCAGAACCGCGTTGATCCGTTCCACGGGAAAACCGATGGTGATCGGGTTCCCCTGCACATGAAGTATATCCGTCTTAGAAATCAGTGTTTCAGCCATAATCAGTCTCCTACTGCGATGATGCGGCAACGGGTCTGCCGTGCCGTGTGTTTGGTTTGGTTGTGTTGGTTGGCATACTCCAGGCACTCGCCGAGGTATTTTTCTGCGATGCTCATCGTGTCATCGTAGCGTTTCAGCTCGCCGTCGTTGGTGTGATACGCATACTGGTCCTGATGCTGCATCGCACCTGCACGGGCGATGATGTTGCCGTCGTTGCGCAGCATCTTGGCATAGACGAAATAGGCCAATGCCTTTCGCAGGCCGTTGCAGTAACGGGTCTCACCATCGGTGCCACACCAGCAACCATCCGTGGTGTCATACTCGCCGCCGTCCAACAGGACGTTAGCATCAAACGTATCATCATAGAGCGTTGACCAGTCGGCTGCGCACGGGTCGGTCATCGTGGCCAGCTTGACAGTCGGCCAGCCGATAGCCGGGATGATGAACACATCCTCGCACTCACGGATGAACTGGGCCACCTCGTCATCATCCACATGGACGCTGACGGGTCGTGCCAATTCACGGAATTGTTCGGGCCAGATAAGCAGTTGTCGTTTCTCGTTATACATGGTTCATCCCTGCGTATTGAATAGGTGATATCGTCGTGTCAGCATTGCGCAGAATGGGGTCGTACCATGCGGCAAGCAACCTGGAAAATGCACGCTGGATGTACCGCTGTTCGTTGGTCACCTCACCTGCGTAGTAGGTATATGCGTCGGCCATCACGTCACCCGAAAAACCAAGTTTGCCGATGCGGATGGCATAGAAAAGTTCCTGGTGGAACTGGGCGTAGATCCGCTCGACAACTGAAGCGTCGGTGGCGGTGAAATCCTTGTCGTAATTGTTGGCGGTGAACGGAACGACTTCGGGTTTGTCCTCATCGTTCTCAAGTTCTACTAACAGCAATTTGCCCACGCGTTCATCGCCCTGGAATGCCGCAAGGTCTTCGGGTGTAATGGTGGGCGAACTGATGTCGTTGCCGTTCTCGTCGAACTTAGGCACGCCACGTTTTGTGATGAGCATGGCCGATGTCAAGAAGTTGTTGCGGGCGTTTCGGTTCTTGATATTGCCGAGGCCTTCCTCGGTACTCATGTCGCTGATAGCGGCATCATAGATCGGCGTCGGGTAGATATTTTTCCCAGCCGAAGAGCACCACAGGATCTGCCCGTTGTAACGGTCGATGCCTCCGGACAGCATGATCTGTTCACGAACCGCCTCGGGATTAGGATTGAACACATTGAAATGTTCGACATGCTGCTCATCCACCGTGATCCGTTGCCCGTTGCGTGTTTTCTTGCCAACCCAGTCGGGATGGGCGATGATGTGCTGCACGTGGCCCATATCGTCGCACTCCTCAAGGCGGCAGATCTCGAACGGGACGTGGTTGATTTCCGCGACCTCACCCAGCAGATTGTAGTTGACGTGCAAGGCAAAACCGCCGTACCGCGCCAGGTCTTCAGCAACGAGCTTGAGGATGTCGTCGCTCGTGTCGCCCTGCCTGTTCAAAACCTTGCCGGCGAGGCCGTCCATGAAGCCGTTTCCCTCAATGAATTTGCTGTAACGGGACAGGCACAGCTCCGCAGTCCCGCTGGCCGCAGCGATCCTTGCCAGATGCTGGGGATAGAGGTTGTCATTTCCCCACGCCTGGAGGTTGAGCCGTTGATAATACGCCGTATCAAAGCGCGGGGCGGCCTGTTTTACCTGCTGGACGTTCATTTGCGTTCATTGCGGTTTGAGCGGCCCTTGGCGGTCTTTTTCTCGCTCGGTTGAACAACTTGTTTGGTCGGCTCTTTCGTGGCCTGCTCGGGCGTTTCTGCCGTTTCTTTCGGGATGCGGTCGAACATCACGCGCTTGGCCGGGAAACGCTCAAGGTAACGACGGGCGACATCGTTGGTGAGATTGGCATTGGTGTAGATCTCGCCGCCATCGAAATCACCGCAGCGGATGATGAAACCCGCCCTCATGTGGTAGTCGCATTTTTCTCTCATTTTCTGTTCCTTTCTCAGTTTTACCGCCATCTCGATGACGGCATCGTGGTAACATCTTTGGCACGCGGTTCTGCGGAACGGTTTCCCCAATATTTCGGGGTACATCAGCGCAATCAGCCGCTTTTGCTCAATGGAAAAGGGGGCTTTTCCGTGCCCCCTTAACTCTTCAACTCTATCGAGAGCCTCTTGGTATGTCATAGCGGTTATGACTTACTGGGCAACCTCCTTCAGCGATTCATAAGCGGCCTCGGTGGTCGTTGCGTCGGTGTTGAACAAGAACATGGCACTGAAACGGGAGCCAGTTTCCTGCAAGTTGACCAGCCAACCGCCGTCGGTGTCCTCGCTGTACTTGTCGTTGGTGATCTCGTTGGCAACGAGGCCCTGTGAGTAGCCGTAAATCTGGTACTCACCGTCACCAGTGTTGCCGCCCTTGTGCTTGTTGCGCAGGATGGCAACGAAGGTGCCGTTGGCGAGGCCGTCGATGAAGTCTCGTGACGTTTCGGGATCGTTGGCAAGCACAACAAACGACACCGTGTGGGTGAACGTGTTGCGATAGGTGCCGACCTCAAGAGCGGACTGCGTTCCGGTGAACGGGGTGTTACCGGCTTGAACAACCTCATAGGCACGTTTGCCGGTCTTCAAGACGAGGGTCTTGATGACGTTGGGGTTGTTGGTGTCGAACACGGTAGCAGCAAAGTCGATATCACCACGATTCATGATGATGCCGTCGCTCTCAAGGCCCTTGGTTGCGAGCTCATCGCACGAAAAGGCGATGTCCTTTGCAATGATTGATTCACATAAATTAGCCATTTCTTAATCTCCTTTCTTTTGATGGTGATTAGTAAGCGGCCTGGAATGCCTTGTCCTCCAGCAGCATGGTGCCAATCTTACCCGTGCCGTAGATGTAGAAGTTGCGGGTAATCTTGTCAAAGTAGAAGTCGAAGTCGTTGACGAACTCGCCAGCGGGGGTGCCGACCAGCAGGTTGTCACGGGTGGTGAGCAGCGCACGGTAGGGATTTGCGCCGTTCTCGAAGGCTGCGATCAGCTCGTCCCACTTGGCAACGGCGACGTAGGTGATGCCGTTGTAGGTGGTGGTGGTGATGCCCTCGGTCACCTGGTTCCAAGGCAGGTTGCAGCAGTTTGACTTGCGCAGGTCGAGGTCGAAGGCAGTGGCCATTGCCTGGGTCATGTAGATGACCTTGCCCGACTTGGCCATGATCTCGGGTGCTGCGTCAATCAGCATCTGGTCAATCAGTGCCGTGGCTGCGCCCTGTGCGGTCATAGCGGCCTTGGTGTTGGTGGTGATGGCGGTGCGCTGTGCGCCATTGATGGCCACCTGTGCAAAGATGCGTTTCCACAGGCCGTCGGCCACGGTGATGAGGTTGGTGTCAACGCCGTTGGTGATGCTGCCGCCGTCGCTGATGTTCTCGGCATCTGTGTCGCCGAACCATGCGATGCGCCAGATGAGGTCAACCAGCAGGTCGTTGATGATGGGGTAGATAACCTCACTCATGACCTGGGTGCCATTGAGGTCGCCGATAGCTGTGCCGTTCTTCAGTGCATACTCTGCGATGGTGCCTTCCATTTCGGTGTAGCAAATCTTCAAAGGCACTACCCAGCAACCCAGCTCCCAACGCTTGAGGGCGTTGTAGGGTGCAAAGCTGCCGTAGGTGGGGTCGCAGCCACAGCCAGTGGTGCCGACGGGGTTACCCTTGCCAATGAGACCCACGGGGTCGCCGTTCTTGGCACGGACTACACGCACATAGTCCTGCACGCGCTCGTCACGCAGGGTGTCGATGTTGATCAGCTGGGACAAGTCACGGATGTTCTCGGGCTGAATCAGTAAATTCTCAAGAAAAGTTGCCATTTTTACTCCTATGTTTTTTGGTTTTACTTGTTTGTCTTGTTCTTTGCGGCCTCAATGCGCTCCTTGAGGAAATTGCGCTGGGCGACATCCTCTGCCTTTGAGGTCACGGGTTCACGCTTTTCGGGCGTGTAATTGCTCTTGATGGATGCTGCGACCTTTTCGTAGCCACCGCCCATCGTTACCATGTTCAAGATGCGCAGGTCTTCCTTAGTCTTGGCATTGGCGTTGGCCTCTGCCAGTCGCTCGGTGAGTTCTGCGAGTTGCTGTTCCAGTTCGGCGATGCGTTCTTTCA